GTGTTGTCACAGGGGCCATGACGGGAGCATTCGCCGTGTGGCTGGGGCATGAGAAATGATACAAGCACTCATAGGTCCAATCGCTGAGCTTGCTGGCGGATGGTTGAAGGGCAAAGCTAGCGCGCAAGCAGCTACCGCAAACCTCAAGTTAGTCGAGGCTGAAGCCAAGGCGGCGGTTATGAAGTCCGCCGCAACGTCAGAGGCCGACTGGGAAAAGATCATGGCGCGGGGAACCCAAAACTCCCTTAAAGATGAGTGGCTTACAATATTATTTTCGATCCCTCTAATACTCGCGTTTTGCGGAGAGTGGGGTCGCCAGATTGTGGCAGACGGATTTGCCTCTCTCGAAACGATGCCAAGCTATTATCAATATACTCTTGGAGTTATCGTGAGCGCTTCATTTGCGACAAGATCAGCGACTAAGTTTTTCGGAGGCAAGAAGTAATGTTTCTCGCGGTCATCATGATATGTCAGACACTAAACTCCAAGTCTTGCACGGTGATCGCAAACTCAAATAATTTATGGTATAGCGAAGCTGAGTGCCAAGCCGACGCGATGAACTTTGCAATGGAGTTGGCTGAAAAGGGCTTTTTGGTCAAGCCGTATTGCTTCAAATTAGGAGAAGGCGCATGAGCAAATCTACACCGGCGAAGGGCAAGGCCCGCGTCAAAGTCACCGCCAGCGGCCGTAAGGTCAGCTACGGTCAAGCTGGCAAAGCGAAGGGTGGCGGACCACGGGTCAAGGCCGGCACTAAGAAGGGCGACGCGTACTGCGCACGATCCGCGGCGCAGAAGAAGAAGTTTCCGAAGGCGGCGAAAGATCCTAACAGCCCGCTAAACTTGTCACGCAAACGCTGGAAATGTGCCGGCACAAAATCGAAGAGGTCATAATCCATGAAATACGGCAGCAAATCAGGCTTCAAGACCTGCTCAACATGCAATTCTAAATCACTTTGCACCGCCGGCGGCGCGTGCAAGAAGAGCGTAAAAATCAAAATGGCGTAAGGAGTGCCGGTATGTCACTTTACAAAAACATTGCTAAAAAGCGTGCGCGCATCAAGGCCGGAAGTAAAGAGAAAATGCGCAAGCCCGGCAGCAAAGGAGCGCCAACGGCCGGTGCATTTAAAGCGGCTGCCAAGACGGCTAAGAAGCCAGCTAAGAAAAAGGCTAAAAAATGACTTATAAATTATCACAGCGAAGTTTGGATCGCATGGAGGGCGTCGACGAAAAGTTGGTGTCAGTGGTTAAACATGCAATCACGGCGACCAAAACGGACTTTGGCGTCATCCAAGGTCTTCGCACGATTGAGATGCAAAAGGCGCTTGTCGCTAAAGGCGCGTCACAGACGATGAAGTCCAAGCACTTAGACGGCCTTGCGGTTGACTTGATGGCTTACATTGGTGGTCGTGGGTCATGGGAATTGAACCTGTATGATGACTTAGCCGACGCGATGTCTGAGGGCGCCAACGCTGTTGGCTGCAAGGTGCGATGGGGCGCTGCATGGCACATTGACAGTATTGGCCAGTACAAAGGCACGATGCAGGAGGCCATGAATGAGTACATTGACTTGCGTCGTTCTCAGGGCAGGCGGCCTTTTATCGACGGCCCACACTTTGAACTTATGGCCTAGTCTATCTAGGTTAGCTAAGTGCGGGTCCAAGATCAGAAGGCCAGCGCGTCGGTAGGGCGAGCGGGCGAGCATTTAGCACTCGCCCGTCTTTCGCTTGCCGGCTATCTCTGCACACTATGTCAGATCAAAGACCACGATGCGTATATACAAATGGCCACACGCACGCTCACATTGCAGGTAAAGAGCGCCAGCAAGACACACGGAATAGAGCAGAGGTACAAATTCCACACAGTTAAGAAGAGCGGCCCAAGGTCAGATGTGTACGCCTTCGTCGCGGTGGATCTGGATGCTGTAGTTTTTCGCCGCGGCGACGAGATAATCAAGACGACAACATATGTGTCTGAGGCAGAATTTATGAGCGAAAGCCAGTCGATGCAAAAAACTTTGGACAGCTTCAAATAATCTCTGGCGCCCATGTGTGGGCTTGAGTAGAAAGTTTGAGCGGGTGGTTCAACATATTGTTTGTTGGTTAACGTGCTCCGAATGCGCCAATCATTCCCACGACCACCCGCACGATTGCTAAAATATAACAAAGGCCAGAGCCATCAAGAGGGCTCCACTAAAGAACCCAAAGACAGCTCCGATGAAGCCTGCCGCGTTTATCATGCGCTCGATTTCTTTGTCATCCATTACTCGTCATCCTCAAAGCAGTTATTGATCGCCTTAATGGGCTGCTTGCTGAACACCCAACGCCATTGGCGCTTGGTGCAGCCCGGAACCTCGACCAAGTCGCGCACGCGGTAGATTTTATCGTTCTCCCACATTTTCTTCAGATAGCTTGACGTGCGCGGCACGCTCTCGCCAAGAAGCTCTGCGGCCTCTGACGCGGTCACACGCCGGTCGTATGGGATCAAAGAGAACAGGCGGTTCCCTTGGTCGATGCTATGCTGCTTCATCTTCTCAGCGGCCACCAGCATCGACGGTGAGGTTGTCAGCGGCCTGCGCGGGCCCGACGGCAGCAGGTCACGTTTACCCGCCCGATACATAGACTGCTCGTATTCCCAGACGCAGTGACCGTATGTGATCTCGTACCGTTCATGTTTGTCCGTCACGCCCTCCAACTTTGCCCTCAGTCGCTCTGCGGCTTCACGCTGGTCGCGCGCCTTAGTGCGTCTAATAGGGCTTGCACTTCCTCCAGACGCTGCTTCAGATTGGGCCGCATCGCCGTCTTCTGCTCCGCCAGCATTATGCTCGTTATCCGCTCGAGCCGACTGATAATGATCTGAGTTTGGTCCGTATTCACGGGGCTTCCTTTCCAGTTTGATGTTCAACTTGCTAGTGATGCGGTGGATCGTTGAGCGGGATACGCGCAGCAAGTCTGCGACGTCCGCCTGAGACATTCCCTGCTCCGCGCAGTCGATGACGTGGCGCGTCAGAGCCTCTGGGTCATACTTCATTCGTCTTCCTCCTCTTCCTCTTCTTCTTCATCAGGCGGCGGGATCTCGCCCATTCCGCCGCACTCTGGACACGATACGGTCTCCATAATGATTTCGCCGATGTCGCGGCCCGCGTTGTGCGGGTATGCGTACCCCTCCTCTATAGTGCCCTCACCGTGGCACTCAGGACACGCTACCAGCCTCGGTAAGATGGCTGCCCATGCTTCGCTCATGTCGAACCCTCCGGGCGCTCAGCGGCCAGCTCACCGCCGCAGGCAGCGTATCCGACCAGATCCACCCAGTTGTCGGCGTGGGCGACATTTGACTTGAGGCGCGCGAGCTTTATCTGCGCGCACATGATTGCGCAATCTGCGGCGGTTATCTCGACCCCGAGGTGGATGCTCCAATAAGCCGCAATCGTCGAGAAGTTTTCCTCCATGTCGCCGTGCGTCGCAGCGCGGTCTCTTGTGATACATTCGCTCGCCATATCGAGGATGTCGGAGCGTGAGTAGTTGTTAGCCATGCGTGGTCTCCCAGTGTGTTGGTCGCGCCTTTGGGCGCATTGTTTCATCATTTACATTAGCGGCCACCGTGCAGGCGATCAACAGCCCGCAGAGTGACATCCATATGGCGAGGATCGCCCAGTCTTGTTTCGTTGGCATCATATTCTGCTCTCCCAGTTTGCATCACGCGGCGCCAAAGTAATCCTTGCGTGCCGCGTTGATCTTCTCTTCTGGCGTTGCGCCAGCCTTCATGCGCTTTGTGTTGGTGATCTGGAACACCTCGCCAAACTCTGCAAGGTCGGATGTGTCGGCGATAAAAAAAGCGCCGTTTGACTTAAACTCAACAACCGCTGTTTCGCCGTCTGCATCCAAAACGCAAAGGATTGTGATGTCTTCAGCTGAAATTGTGGATGTGTTTAACATTGTCATATCCGTGTTCCCTTTGTTAATGTCTATACAGCTAACCTAATGTTAACATCTACACCTTGCAAGCACAAAATGTTCACAAAGCGAAAAAAATGTTATAGGCTGCCAGAGTGACATTTATGGAGGATCACATGCTCGACGAACAAACTAAGGAACTGGTGCGCAATCTCAACAACCCGCACCGCGTAACAAACATCATGGCGCTGTTTAAATTTTGCGAGCAGGCGGCCACCATCATCCAAGACCAGTCTGCAATGCTGCACCGCGCGGCCGCAGACGCGCTTGAGGCGCAGCCAAAGAAAGCCGCGCCTAAAAAGTCTGCGAAGAAGTAGCGTTTAGCGGGGGCCGGCGAGTAGCCTTAACAGATCCTGAGATGGGTCGATTGGTGGCTGAACGCCGGCAGCCTGCGCAGACGCTCCCGCGCCCAGAAGCCCGCTTATGACGTTGCTCTTTGTCGCCTCTCCCGTCTCTCTGGCTGCCTGTATGCCCGGAGCTGCGCGCTCCATAGCCTGCGCTTGACGCATTAAGTCGTCCGGCGTCATGCGGCGGGACAGGATTGGCGCCAGCTGCTCCTGCGCTGCGCGGATGCGATCCGCTTGGCCGCCTCCTGCCAGCAATAGGTCCGACGCCATCGCGGTCGGAGCGCCCAGCAATCCCTGATCCCCAATGCGCTCGCCCATCGTCGGGGTGATTAGCTCCTCAAAGCGCTTCTGCACCGCCTGTCGTATTGCCGTCTTGGAGTTTTGAGCTACCGAGGCTGCCATAATCATGGCGTCACTGGCTTCTCGGATCTTGCTCGACATCTTCTCAAAGCCGACGTCACCCAGAACCATCTGCATTTTTGTGGCCACGGCTCGAGTATTCATCGCCTTGAGTTGCGCCAGCGCCTCGACCACCTCGGCGTCGGTGCGCTTGGATGGGTTGATCTTTGCGTTTGCAGCAATCTCGTCTAGGCGATTTCTCAGCGCAGTCCTGACTTGCTTGAGCTCGGTCGGGCCCATGACGTCCAAGGCGATCTGCACCTCTTCGCGCGTCACCGACGGGCTCAGCAAGTCTGTGCCAAGGTCCGCCGCAATTTTCTGGTCGATGGCGTCCTTGCCAGCAGCGCGAGCTGCGCCATAATCTGGGCTGACCTCGTCAAGCGCATTGCGCATTTGAATTGCCAGCGCAGTCTTTGAGCGGTAGCCCTCAATGTCGCCAGACCGCTTGAGCTCTTGGGCGCGGCTGTGCAGGCGGCGCGTGACGTAGTCCAGCGTCTCAACCGTAGGCGTCCGCATGGCGATGTAGTTCCCGTCGACGTCGTAAGTTATGTTCACGCCGTCTGCGCTTTTCAGTATCTTGTTTGCCTGCTCTTCGCTGACGCGCGTCGGCACCATGTAGCTAAACTCTCCGCCGGCCTCACGCATCAGTGTGGTGGCGCCTGTTAAGTCGTCCGGGGACACTCGAGTGTACAGGTCCAGAACTACGTCTGACGCGTCTTCGCCGGGAGTTATCTGAGAGGTGTATGCGCTGCCGTACAGCTCCCTGCGGGCCTGTGCTGTGTCCGCCATGATGTCGGCCTTCTGGCCAATCTTACCAGCCGTAACTGGCCCGAGCACATCATCCAGCGTGGTCGACAAATCTCGTGACGCGGCCAGAGATGTTTCGTTTAGGTTTGAGCGGACCACTGCCGCACCCTTACCCGGAGTGTTCGCCACGACGTCAAGGAGGTTTGACATATTGGGCCCGAGCGTTGCTATATTTCCGTAAGGCGTGTTTGCCGCGGCCGCGGCTCCAACACCGTCAGCCTCCACGGCGTCCTTTATCAGCAGCTTAGCGTCACCCTTGGCGCCGATCTTATTAATGTCAGAGCGGAATGGCATTTCGGCTCTAAAGCGGCTCACGCCGCCGGCGATTGATCCGACAACAGGCGCAATCGCGCCCGCAATGCCTCCAAATTGGGCGCCGGTTTGCGCCTGCTCTACTGCTCCCGGCAATCCACCCTCACCGTATCCCGCAACAGCGCCTTCAGCGCCACCAATGCCTGCCCCATACCCAACGGCTTGAGCGGCGCGCCCAATGCGCGTCGGCGCATTGATGAGGCGGTCGGCGCCAGACGCCAAGCCAGTGGCTACACCCGTCGCGAGGCGACCAGTGGCAGTAAGGGCGGGGAGCTCTGCCTCTTGTGACCCTATGGCCGCGCGGATAGTTTCCTCGCTGACAGCCGGTGTTCCCGTAAACTGCTCAGCAAACTCACTGACTTTGGCCATTGCTGGCTCAACATAGCCGCGAGCAAACGGAACACCTTTGCCGAACATGCTGGCCAGCGATGTGAAGCCCTCGCCAACAACGTCGCGAGACATTTCGCCTTTTACAACTTTCGCAGCGTCTCCGCCCTCACGCATGATGCTGGTGATTGTACCCTGATCGGCTGTCACATATGCGTCGTTAGGATTAACGTAATTCATCTGCCGCGTCTTGCGGTCCTGCGTGATGTAGCCGCCGTCCGGGTACTGCTTCAGCAGCGTGGAGCCTTCGGGCACGTCTATAGCTGAGGCGGAGGCTTCCGCATCTCTCGCGCGCTGCATAAAGCGAGCGGCCGCGGAGCTGTCGCCCGCTGCATGTGCCTGCCTCGCCTGATTTCGTAATTGCTCTGCCGTGGAGGCCATGTTAATCCCCTAGTTTGCTGGCGTTGGCGGGTAAAGATTGTCGAGATCTTCATCGCTAAGTGGGGGCGTCGAACCGCCTTGCGGATCTTGCCCCGGAGTGTAGATCATCTCGTCGGGGATGCTCTCCCCTTGCAGCCTGCGGGAGAAAATATCAACGTAGAAGCGCAGCTCCTTGAGTGAGTTGACGTAGTCTTCATAGCTCTGCATCTGGCCAAGGCGCGCCATAGCTTGCTCAGCCTTCATGCCTTCCAACTCGGTGATCTGGCCACCGCCTTTTAGCTTTTCAAACGCTTGCAAGAAAACGTCACCGCGAACCTGCTTTATCATTTCATTAACTCGCGCCACATTCGGGTCGAGGCCAATATTTGAAGCAAATCCTCGGACAATGCCCTCGAAGCCTAGAGCGTCTTCCAAGTTTGGATCGTTCATCAGCGCGTCAATGCGCGCAATAAGAGCCGCCTTGCCAGATACTTCCGTCCCTTGCGTCTTCTGGCGCTCCAGATCCTCGATCATTAGTTTGGCCGTCGGCCCGTCTATGAGCCCCGCAGCAGCCGCTTTAAGTATCGCCTGACGGCGCGCCTCGTTATCACCGCCACCGCCGTCAAGTCCCATTCCGCCTAAAAACTGAGTGCGCTGCGCCGCAGCCGTCGCCTTGCGCTGGATGTCGGCCTGCTCGTTTAACCGGCCCAGCATGGCGTTGAAGTTGCCGCCCTGCCGCCCCGCCAGTGATGCCCCTGCGTCTTCTAAGGCAGAAAACGCCAACATGCGGCGCTGCGTTTTGCTCAGGTTCGCGTATGGGTCTGTCGGGGTCGCCGTTTGCGGCGCCAAAAGCTGCTGGAGAGTTGCCGTGCCGCTTGTGGCTGTATCAGCGGCAGTAGCGGCGAGCGGTGCAGCGACGGGCGTAACGGCAGGCGGAGTGACGGGCGTAGCGGCAGGCGCAGTTGGCTGGATGCCTAGTGCCTCGATCTCAGTTGACGTCGCCTCTGTTCCCGGTGCGACGCCGTTCATGTCCTTGTTCAGCGCCACCAGTTTGTCGATGTCTTCTTGTGTTAAGAGGTAAGGTTCCATGCCTATCGTCCAATCCGTTTACATAAATCACTGCGCTTTTGCTCGCAGCTACAGCATTGAGTAACCCTTAAACGCTGAGCCAGCGCCGCCGAGCACGTTGCCAACCGCCGTCAACCCGCCAAACGGATCGCGGGTTGTAGTGGTCCCGAGGCCCGCCGGAACGCCAGAACCTGCCGCCAGAAGCGCGTTAAGCTGCGTGAGCGGATACGCCTGCTCTTTCTCGAACATGGCGTAATCTGATTGAAGCTGAGCCTGTTCGAGCGCTCTCGCCTGCTCGCCCGCCGCCATCTGCGCGTTGAGGCCAGAAAGCTCTGACTGCAACCGCTGCCCTGCTAAGCTGCCCATTGCGTTTGCCGCCGCCGACTGTATGCCGGCAGTCTGAAACTGTCCTTGGTAGTTTGCAGCGTTTGCCGCCTGCTCGAATTGCGCCTGCTGCTGCGCAAATTGGTTTGCCGCCGCCATGTTGCCTGCGCGTGCCGCCTGATCTCGTGCCGCTGCCGCTTCGCGCGCCTGCTGACCGAGGGTGTTGGCTGTCATCTGTTGACCCGACTGCAATGCGCGAGCCTGCTGCACGTTTCCAATATCAAACCGGCCGGAGCCAAGCGCCTGCGTAAACGCCTTCTCCTGCAACCCGGCGACAAGGTCTGCCGCCTGCTTCGCGTAAGCCTCGCGCGTGCCGGCCTCCGCAACGCCTTGGCGAGATCCACCAAAGGCGCGGGCCGCAGTCGCCTGCGCGCCCAGCTTGTTTAGCGCCTCCTCTTGGGCGCCGCCCAGCGTCTCGAGGGAGCGGTTGATTACGTTCTGAGTGTAGGGAGACATATAAGCGTCGAAGTCTGTCGTGGCCAATTGGTTCACGCCGATCTGCCCCGGAGCGCGCGCGGCGTCTACCGCCCCGACGCCCTGCATTGTCTGCGCCTGCCCGAGCTGAGCCGCGGCCATGTCGGCCGGGTTGAAGCTGGTGAGACCTTGCTGCACGCCTATCGCCTGATCGTATGTCTCGCCGCCCATGTTGAGATTACCGAAGCCCGCCATAGCCTGATCTTGCAGCGGCGTCATGCCGGCAATCATCTCGCCTTCGTATGGCGTGTATGGCGTATCAGCTATTTCAACGCCGCGCGGCAGGATGTTTTCGCGGATAAAATCTTCCTGCCATTGAGGCATTTTGGTTTCTTGCGTCTTAGTCGAACTCATCAGCTCAGCTCCATCTCATAATGCCTGCGCGTTTCACGGAAGGAAGCCGCTTCTGCGTATTTCGCAAACCCCTTGCGACCGTCAGTTTCAATCGCGTCCATTTTAGCTTCTTTCGCTATTTTTGTCAAAGTGGCCAGAGCCTCGCCGGCCCAGAGGTGCATGTCCTCTCCGCCCATCCACTCAATCTTCATATTGCGCCGCAACGGGTGGTGCAAAATGCAAGTCACGACCGACGCCATAGGGGTGCCGTCAACGTAAACCATCCAGAGCAGGGACATTCCGTCGTAAAGGTCTTGGACGATGTGATCGGCGTTTACATTGTCTTGGCGCGCAGTGGACATCGCTATGAAGCGCCGCGCGTCGTCGATCACCGATGGAAGGTTCTCCGGCAAAACGGCGAACATTTCCACCATAGGATCTTGCTGCGGCTCGAAGCTGACCTTTATGACGTTTTCACTGGTCATCCATGCAGCCTCGTTATTGACAAGGTTGAGGCCGGAATATTCGGCACGGGCGACGCAGCGGCAGTGGCATTAAGGAAGCCAGAAGTGCTGTCCACCATCCAATTAACCTCAAGGTAATCATTGGCCGCAACGGTAAATACTTGCGTCCGAGAGGTAATCAGAGTTGCGTTGTTTTGATGCAAAGCAGTAGTCATTGCACTGTTATTAATATCTGTGCCGTTGACGCTGGGCCAAAAGTAGAAATGGACAGTGCTTGACGATGTAGATGAAATCTGAGCGGAAAAGGCTATGACATACTGCCCCGCCTCCTCGAACACGATGCGCGTTGCTGGCGTGCCAAGCGTAATGCCATCGTTTGAGGCTTCCGCTGTGTAAGTCAACTTGTATTCTGTGTTTGCGATTGCCGCCGTTACATCTGCGTTAATGAAGAAATCGCCGTGGCCATCCTCCAGCACAATCTGCCGCCACTCGCCGTTTTTACTGACCACCGGGTAGCCGTTAATCCGATCCCATAGCAAAACGCCATCCTCTGCCGCCGACACAGACGCATCTTTGGCGTCAAGCTGGTTCAGAGCCTTGCCAAGGTAGCGCCGCATATTCTCTGCCCACGCCGATAAGTCCAAAGTGATCGGAGGGACAACTCTCATCGACGCCCGCCCTGCCGCGCATCAAGCCGCATGATGCCGACACGCCAATCCGTTGCAACACTACCCTCAACCCGCATACGCACCTGACGCCCTTGGAAGCGCAC